AGCGGATGATGCCCGCGATGGTAGCCATACAAAGAAGCATCGCGCTCGTGTCCAATCCGTGGTTGGGCGCGTTGCTTCGAACCTCCCTCCATTCCCAGACGCCGGTCCGCACCTCGACCTTCGCCTCGCCCTTGAGGTGCTCAAGGTAGAGCGGGTTGACGTCGGACGGCAGTTCCCAGCGCAGATCGCCCTTGCCCTCCAGCGCGGTCGCGAGCGTGTCCTTGAAGTAGTCGCCGGACCAGTTGTAGAAGTAAACGTCGCCGCCGCGGTAGTCGGAGACCTGCGGGTCGCTGAACGGGAAGTTGACCATCTGCCCGGTCGCCTCGTCGCGCATCGTCCAAGTCCGCCGACCATAGCCGCGCATCGAGCGCCAGCCGAACTCCGCGCAGTCGCGGTCCACGTCTGCCGGCCGGTACCCGCGGTCCTGCGCGACGCACGCACTCGAGACCTTAAAGCGCTCCTGGAGCGCGCGCAGCTGGTCGCGCGTATCGATACGGCCAAACCAGAGCTGGCGATAGCGCGGCCCTTGCGCCGTGCTGAACGCGCCGACCTCGACCCAGAAATGGTCCTGCTGGCGATCAATCGCCAGGAAGCGGATCGCCTCGTCTGGGATCGACTCGCCGTGCGCGTAGTCAGCCAGCTTGTAGCCCGAGTCCTTGAGCAGCACGTTAACCGCCTTCTTCTCCACGATCCACGGCAGCGCTTGCCGCTTCGTCCGAAACTCAATCTTCGCCTGCTCGTCTCCCGTGCGGACCAGCTGGTTTTCGGCCTGGAGGAATTCTTCCACGAGGAGCCGCATCGGCCGCGTCACGATTGCCTCCAGTCGGAACGAACGCACCTCGCGCGGCGCCGCAGGATTCATCGGCACGAAGCGCCCGGTCTTCGCCCAGCCGGCGCGGGTCGCGTCGTTGTCCGCGGATTCGTGGCCGCAGGCGATGCATCGGAAACGGCACGTCTCGACCGCGCGCCCGACGTCCCACGTCTCGTCATCGCGGCGCGCCGCTCGGTCCCAGATCACGCCGCCGCGCTGCTCCTTGCTTAGAACCTCGAAGGCAACTGGAAGCACCTTGCGGCAGCCTGGGCACTCAGCGTGCCACTCGCCCTGATCGCCCGAGCGGTAGCTCGTGTCCTCGACGTTGCCCGTCTCCGCGTCCATCACCGGCGCTTGGCTCGCATTGTAAATCTTCGAGCGCCCGACCTCCTCGAACTTCGAGACGCGCGCCACCGCGTGGCCGTAGATCTCCTGCCACCGCGGAAGCCAGAGCTCGTCGTTGATCTTGTAGCGGATCGATTGGCTCTGCTGGGTCGAAAGGTTGGCCGCGTTGAGCGTGACGAAGAAGCCGCCGAAGAAGATCTCGGTTGTTGTGCGGTGCGGCCCCGGCTTCGGCAGCATTGCCGCCACCGGTCGGCAGCGCTCAAGCAGCGGCCATAGGCGCGTCTTCGCGTGCTTCTCGACCATCTCGTCCGTCTGCATCGTCCAGCTAATCGGGCCGGGGTCGTTGGCGATTATCCACGGTAGCCAGACGTCGGCGACCAGCGTGCCGCCGATCTGCACCGCCTTGCGGAAGTGCACGCGCCGGACCAGCGGATTTTGCAGCGCGTCGAAGATCGGAACCAGCCACGGCGATAGCCGCACGTTAAATGGCCCCGGCGTCGCGTAGGATTCCGGCAGCTGCACGTGCCGCCGCGCCCAGTCGTAGATCGGCGAGCGGTCCGGTCGCGGAAGGCGAAAGCCGGCGAGGAGTTGCTCGGCGCTCATTCCTCGGTCGCGCTCTTCCGAATCGCCTCAGCCTCGAAGCGCGCCAAGTTGCCCGCGATCACCTCGCGGATCTCGTCCAGGATTAAGCCGCCTTCGACGTTCGCCTCCGCGGCTGACTTGCCGGCGACGCGCGGGCCGAGCTCAACCTCGAGCTTGAGCCGCAGGAGCAAATCGAGCTTCTGCGAAAGCAGCTGGAGCATATCCTGCACGACCTCGCGCTCGACCACGTTCCCGCGTTCGCGCCCCAGCTTCAGATCGCGAAGCTCGATGTCGCGGCGCATCAGCTCGGCCTTCAGCGCGCCTAGGCTCCCGTCCTTAATCCGCCCGAGCCCGCGCTCGTCGCGCCACGCAATCAGCTGCTCGACGGTCGCCCCGGTCGGCCAGTCGTCGCGCTTCTGCCATTCGCGCAGCGTCGGCCGCGTAATCTTGAGCGCTCGAGCGAGTGCGTCCTGTGTCATCGTGTCGCGTTCCGGCAAGATTGCCTCAAGGCCCAGCCCCGTTTTTTTGCGCTAGGTCTTGCAACCCGTTTCGTCGGAAAACCTTACAAAGATTCCTTACCCCCCTGCCCCCAGTCACTTGCGTGATCGCCGAATCGTCTGCCCCCTTGCACTTGGCAGGTCCGCCGAGTGTAAGCTTTACCGTCACTCCTCGCCCTCCTGCTGCCGCATCGCCTCGCGCAACCCATCCGCGCTGCTCATCGCATCCTCCCGGTGCTTGATGGTCTCCCGTAGCTCGACGAGCACCGCCGCAACCTCCGGAAACACCATCCGGATGCGCCGCACGTCCTCTTGCCATTCCCAGTGAAGCGCTTGCCTAGTCTTGCCCCGGTCCCGTGCCTGATCCTCGAACGAGGCCAAGATCGAGCCCGTATCGCCCGAGCCTGCGCGCAGCACTAGGCGGAAGGCCGAGGGTGATAGGTCGGCCAGGGTCGCTAGCCGGCGGACTAGGTTGGCGGCGCTGTCGTGCTTGAGCGTGTCGAGCTCGAGCAAGCGCTCGAACATCTCGCAGCTTACCTTAGCCGCCTCGCTCGCGCCATCGTAGCGCAGCCTATGGACTGGCTGGCGGTTGAGCGTGTAGGTGACCACGTCACAGCCCCTCCAGCGGGTTATGGACTAGGGCCGCAGCTGACTCGCTCAGGACGACCGCGTCCTCCAGCCCTAACGTGCCCAGCTGGTCGCGCTGCTGGATGCTCTCGATAATCTGCCTCAAGCGCTTGATGCGCTCGGCGTGCTCTTTGACTAGGCTCTTGCGATGACTCTCCAGCTGCGCGATGGACCGCGCCGCCCGATTTGCGAGGCGCAACGCCTCAAGTTCCAGTCTGTCCGCGTCTTGCTTCAATGTTCCTCCGTTTCCCCACGCCGAGCTTCGCGTTGAGTCGCTGATGCTTGGCCCAGCTGTGGGCGCTGATGTTTTTAGGTTTCCGTGCCACTCTGCCCGAAATTGGCGTGTCAGTTCGCCGCTCCGTCAAGCGGAAACGGCCATTGCGTGCGTTTTCTGACTGTCCGATTGCCCGGTGAATGTCTGGGTAGCCATCGGATGCCGATCGCCCCGCAAATCGCGTTCTTTGGCGAGGAGCTCCTCGATGTGCTTGAGGCGCGCCATCACCTCCTCTTGCCGCTCCTTGCAATGGCGGATGACGCGCGAGAGCGTGGCGTTTTCGGTGAGCAAGTGCATTGCTACGTTGTCTAGGCGTTCGATCGTGTCATTCATTGGGAGACTAGGTTGAGGTTTCTTTCGCGGGATGTGTCTCCTATTCCCCCCCTATATATATAGGGGGGGATGGAGACTTGGAGATATAGTCGCAGGGAGACTTAAAGGAGACTACTGGGAGACTGGAGACTTAGCCAAAGAATAAGCCCCAAACTCGCGGTTGATGATGCCTTTCCTTTGCATCTCGGTAATCCATTTGCCGACCGTACCGCGGACCGGAACGTGCCCCGGCGTGCTGCGGGCCTCGGTGATCTCGTTGTGCAGCTGCCGCCAGTCCTTGCGCTCGCCTGGCCGCAGGACCGACTCCGCAAGCTCGCGAAACTCAGCGGTCTTCCGGTCCTCCTGCGCCACGTTCGCGACGGTGACGTGCATCCGAGCGTCATCCGACCAGCGGAACCGTGGGCCGTTCTTCTTTTCAATCGGCGCGCGGCGCTGCTTGTTCGACCAGACGACCGTGATGTCGTCCTCCTTGTCGAGCGATAGGTTCGTTTCAGCCTTGCGCTCAATCTGGCTGCCGAGGTGGCCGCGCACCTTGTCGGTGCCTGGGTTCTTGTGAATGACGCAGAGTATGGCGCACTCGTAGCGGATCGCGAGCGCGTGGAGCTCGGCGACAAGCTGGTTGCACTCCTCGGAGTCGTTTACGTCGAGCGTCAGGTCGGCGACGCCGTCTATGATGACCGAGTGCAGGCCGCCGTGGCTTTCGGCCGCGTCAGCCATTGCAACAGCCAGCACGCGCTTGCCAACGTGAGCCGGAAGGTCGGCGATGCTTGCGGCGTGCAGCCAAGGCGGAATCTCCTCGATCCGCGCGCGACGCTTGGCGCGGTTGACCGCGTGCCAGAAGTCGTCGGGCGATTGCTCGGTGTCGACGTAGAGCAGCCCCTTGCCGTGCTCGTTGAAGCCTCGCGCGCTCAGAGTGTCGGCGTCCTCGTAGTCGCGCACCATCGCAGACGCGACGAACGCCGAGACCAGCGCCGACTTGCCGACCTTGGCTTGCGCCGTGATGGCGGTGAGGTTCCCCGGCGTGCAAATGGTGACGCCTCCGAGCTCGTAAATCGTCCTTAGCGGCGGCGGCTCCTTGGTCGGGTCGAACGTGCGCGCTTTCCAGAGCCGGCGGAGCTTGT